CCACAGGAAAAGACGGTGGTCAGCATTGCCGTTGATCCTGAGTCTCCGGAATCTTTCATGAAACGACCTAAACGTCGCCGCTGGGTTAACGAGAAATACACACGCTGGGTGAAGACACAGCCGTGTGCGTGTTGTGGTAAGCCAGCCGACGATCCCCATCACCTGATTGGTCATGGTCAGGGCGGAATGGGGACAAAATCTCACGATATTTTCACGCTACCGCTGTGTCGGGAGCATCACAACGAGCTTCATGCGGATCCTCTGGCGTTCGAACAAAAGCATGGTTCTCAGGTTGATTTAATTTTTCGTTTTCTTGATCACGCCTTTGCAACTGGCGTGCTTGGGTAAAAGAGGTGACTGATGCTCATAGATTTGGTTTTACCTTACCCGCCGACGGTGAACACTTACTGGCGACGCCGTGGCAGCACATATTTTATCTCGGAGGAGGGAAAGCGTTATCGCCGGGCTGTGGCGCTTATTGTTCGCCAGCAGCGGCTGAAATTAAGCCTGTCCGGAAGGCTGGCGATAAAGGTGATTGCAGAGCCACCGGATAAGCGTCGTCGCGACCTGGACAATATCCTGAAAGCACCGCTGGATGCGCTGACGCATGCGGGAGTGTTAATGGACGATGAGCAGTTTGATGAAATCAATATTGTACGTGGTCAGCCAGTATCTGGTGGACGGCTGGGTGTGAAGATTTACAAAATTGAGAGTGAGTGAGCGTAAATATGATATATCCGGAAATTACAGGCAAAAGCGGCGAGCATTTACGTCTAAAAACGCTGGAAGCAGTCTGGATCCAGGGGAAATTACGGATGTGGGGGCGGTGGTCGTATATTGGCGGCGGTAAGACGGGAAATATGTTCAACCAATTACTGACCTCTAAAAAGCTGACAAAAACGGCAATTAACGAGGCGCTCCGGAGGATGAAAAAAGCTGGTCTGGACAAACCTGAACTTGAGGCTTTTTTGCGGGATATGATCAACGGCAATCAAAAAAGCTGGCTGGCACATTGTACCGATTCAGAGGCGTTAATAATCGACAGGGTTATTGGTGAAGTCCTGGCAGGCTATCCCGGGCTGCTCAATGTCCTGAGTCAGCGTTATGTGGGGCGGGGGATGACTAAGCGCAAAATGGCTGAACTGCTGAATGATGCACACCCGGAATGGAGTTTAAGAACCTGTGAAAGACGCATTGAGCATTGGCTAAAGGTGGCAGAATTTATTTTGTACAAACCAATGGTTATGGCTTTTGGTATAGAGAAAAAAGTTATTGCTTTTTGACGTAAAAACTGCTTCAATTCCGGTACGCTTCGCAAAGCTGTACCACGAGGCGAATAGCAGACATGGACATTTGAAAGAGCCCGCTTTTTGCGGGTTTTTTTATGCCTGAAAAACGGCACAGAACATTAAACGCGCTGGTGGTTGCGAATACCGGTCTTTCAGCTTGCTGGCTTTTCCGACAAGAGTTATTGGTATGTTACGTTAACCAGAAAAGGGAAAAAGACATGCTAAAACAGCAGGATATGACCGAAACCGCCAGAGTGGTGTTTAATGAGTTAAGCGTCACCGAACCGGCGACAGTCGGGGAGATTGCACAGAATACTTACCTTTCACGCGAACGCTGCCAGTTAATACTGACCCAGCTTGTTATGGCGGGTCTGGCAGACTATCAGTTTGGTTGTTACAGACACCTTCAGTCCTGAAGGCTTTTTTATTTGTGGTAAATGGGCGGCTGGTGGGTGTGGTGGTTGTTGCTTTCCCGTTGCTGAAAAAGAAAACGCCAGACTGTTAGCCGGGTATCAGTTATCTGGAGAAATTTTTAAATACCTCACAATTCAGGCGGTTGACTGTTGTCTGGTTTGCGGGGAGTTTGTTAAAAGAAACTGGCATGGTGAATCCCCCTGTGCGGAGGGGCAATCAGCAACTGGTGTTTTGTCACCGACCCTTATCCTTTCTGTGCGGGTTCAGGTGCTGATACTGAACTCACCGGGAGGCACCCGGCATCATGCAATGGCACATAGCGCCACTCTCCAGCCCCTCTCCGGAGGGGCTGTTTATATTGATTTTGTCAGATGTGAGTAAACTCCTTATGGACTTTGTTGTTTTAGTCCATAAGGACATATTTGCAGAGTGCAACGGTTATTAAAGCATTCATTCAATACGTTATCTGTATTTGTAGGACATTCCTGGCTGTTTTTGATTAAATTCCAGAATGTTTTATTGAATGGTACTACGTTGTAAATGGTTAAAGGTAGCACTTTGTTATTGAGCATGATACCTGTGTGAGTCAGTGTAAATATACTTTCAGGAGGTAAGAAAGCATCCGATTGATACCAGATTATTAATTTTATTTTACTCCATATGACTGAAAAAGATATTCCGCATGATGGCTGGATAACTGTATCAATCACAATCCACTTCATTTAGTTTCCTTGTTTATGTCTTGCTGGTGATGTTCTGAAAAGTATAAATGATATTTTTGAATGTAAACCATAGAGCAGAATTATTTTTCTGATGTTGTTTATTGTTTATTTAAATGCAGGGTGGTTTATATCTCGTCTTGTAGTTTATCCATGCATATCTGCTTGATGATGAGGTTTTTATTTAAGGTATGGTTTTGTGTTTTTTCTGTATTACATGTCAGGTATTTTAAAGAATTATTTTTCAGATGGTGGAAAGAACCATGGCATTTAAACACTATGATGTTGTCAGGGCGGCATCGCCGTCAGACCTTGCGAAACGACTGACACAAAAACTGAAGGAGGGGTGGCAGCCATTTGGCAGTCCGGTGGCCATCACGCCTTATACCCTGATGCAGGCCATTGCGGCGGAAGGTGATGTCACCACACCTGTGGTGGTGAAGCCGTCGGATGGAGAAGGCGCAGTTATCAGCACCACCAGCAACCCGGAGTATTACTTTGTTGTTGCCCTGGCCGGGCAGTCAAACGGTATGGCGTATGGTGAAGGGCTTCCGCTGCCGGAGACATATGACCGTCCGGACCCGCGTATTAAACAGCTGGCGCGTCGCAGCACTGTCACGCCGGGTGGTGCGTCCTGTAACTACAATGACATTATTCCTGCGGACCACTGCCTGCATGATGTTCAGGATTTGAGTAAGTTTTCACACCCGAAAGCCAGCGCAGCTCAGTATGGATGCGTGGGGCAGGGATTACATATCGCGAAGAAATTGTTGCCGTTTATTCCGGCGAATGCCGGTATTCTTCTGGTTCCGTGCTGCCGTGGTGGTTCTGCATTTTTGGCGGGCGATGAAGGTACCTTCAGCGAATCCACCGGCGCAAGCGAGACCTCGGCACGCTGGGGTGTAGATAAGCCACTGTACAAGGACCTGCTTACCCGTACTCAGGCCGCACTGAAGGCCAACCCTAAAAATATTCTGCTTGCAGTGGTCTGGATGCAGGGCGAGTTTGATTTGAAACAGGGTGCATACGCCACTCAGCCGGGGCTGTTTGATTCCATGGTGGAAAAATATCGTTCTGACCTGTCGGAATTCGGAGGTCAGTGTCTCGGGGGCTCTCCGTCATCAGTTCCCTGGATTTGTGGCGACACGACCTACTACTGGAAGCAGACTTATTCTTCGCAATACGATGCGGTGTATGGTGCATACAAGACGAAATCCGCAAAAAAAATCTTCTTTGTGCCGTTTATGACGGATGAAAACGGGCGAAATGTGGGTACCAACGAGCCGTCAGAAGATCCGGATGTTGCGGATATTGGGTATTACGGAGCCGGTGGTCGAACGGACGCCAAAACCTGGACGACGGCTGACCGTAAAACGCATTTTGGATCATGGGCACGTCGTGGGATTATTTCCGACCGTCTGGCAACGGCGATTCTTGTGCATGCCGGGAGAAACGCTGAATTCATTACCGGAAAACAGCCTGATACGGTGAAGCCCACCGGACCTTCCGGTGAAGGTACGGAGAGAGAGCCGGGAGCCCCGGTCAGTAACCGAACCCTGATGAGTCTGCTGGCGTCCGGCGAAGACCTGGCATCACAGGGCTGGCGCTATTATCACAAACCGGCGAGCGGAGACAATGTTAACAAAAACATTGCTGAAGCGGTGGTCAGTGATGCGGGGGCTACGGGAGGTAAGGCCCTGCAACTGAATAAACCGGAAAACCACATCTGGTTTCTGGAGCATGATGCAGCCGGACAGGGAGTGGAGTTACTGAAGAAGGGGGGACGTGTGAGCGTACGGTTTAAGTTGCCGGGTTCACTGGTGCCGAATCAGTTTGCCCTGGGCATTTACTGGCAGTTGTCGTCCCTGCCGGAGGGAGTGACGCTGGCAGAGGAAGGCAACGACATGCTGATGTCCTTCTTTCTGCAGACGGATGCGACGAACCTGAACGCGATGCACCACAAGAAGCCGAATGCGAAGCTGGAAACGTTCGGGGTCTTTGATAACGGATGGCACACACTGGCTTTTGAGTTTGCCGGAAACAACAGCATTCAGGTGACGCCGGTACTGGATGAGAAACGGGGGACGCCGTTCACACTGGTGAAATCTCCGGCATCAGGGGCGGCGGACAAACTGCAACTGACAGGCATATCAAAGGCGGCGACATATACGCTGCTGATTGACAGTGTGAAGGTGGAAGTGAACAACGCGGACATCGCGGCATGATAAAAAAAGCCGCCAGCGGCAGGAATGGAAGCTGGCGGAGGTAATCCCAATGGAGAATGTAAAGAAAAGATGCTTTCGACATCAATCATTTCTAAATGAAAACAGTTCTCATTGTCAACCATAACGGTAAGAAATTATGACATTTATTCATCAGGTAATGCTGTACTTCTGTATGGCAGTCTGTGTTATGTATCTTCTTTCGGGTGGGTACAGGGCAGTGCGCGATTTCTGGCGCAGGCAGATTGATAAAAGGGCCGCTGAGAGAATCAGCGCCAGTCAGTCAGCCGGAAGCAAACCCGAAGATCCGCTCATTCCGTAGTCACTTTCTTGACAACACCTTTCAACGAGAAAATCCCATGTCAGAAATCACATCCCTGGTCACTGCTGAGGCAGTGAAGGAAGTCCTGCGCTCTGAAGAAGTCCTGAGCGCACTGAAACAGAAACTCCGCCAGAACCTTGAGTCGCGTCTTGATGCAGAAGTGGATGCCATTCTGGATGAGCTGCTGGGCGTACCAGCGGTTCCGGAGCCGGAAGGTATCGCGGGTGACGGGAGTGCTTCAGATGGCGGTGAACCCACACCTGACAGCGACATGATGATGTAAGCCTGCGCAAGGGACCATCGGTGTGTGCCGGTGGTCTTTATATTGTTGTGAGCTTCCGGATAACGGGAGACGGGGTATGTACCAGATGGAAAAAATCACAACAGGTGTGTCATACACCACGTCAGCGGTGGGAACGGGCTACTGGTTCCTGCAGTTGCTGGACAGGGTTTCCCCGTCTCAGTGGGCGGCAATAGGCGTGCTGGGGAGTCTGCTGTTTGGGCTGCTGACGTACCTGACTAACCTGTATTTCAAAATCAAAGAGGACCGGCGTAAGGCGGCGCGGGGAGAGTAAAGTGATGAATAAAAAATATGAACTGGTTGTTAAGGGGATAAATAATTACGGGGATAAGGTTACTGTTACTGTGAAGCCGGAAGGTGACGGGCAAGCGTCGCTGTTGTTGCCAGATGTGGCGATTAGTCTTGACCGTACTGAAGGTGCCACGCTGGAGTTTTACGAAGCTGAGGCGAAAAAGCAGGCGAAGCAGTTTTTCATGGATGTTGCTGCCGGGTTATGTGAATGGAACGAACCGTTGCCGGAAAAGCGCCCCGTAATTTTAGAGGCGCAGGATGTGTTGATAACCTACAAAGGAAAGCTACCGGGAAGAATTACTTGTTCTCTGAAGATGCCGCCGTCAACACTGCGGTCAGAAAAAGATGATGTTGAATCACGTATTGAAAAACTGGAGAGCTACGTCGTTGAGCTGAATAAGAAATGGTCGATATTGGTGCCTTCTGGCGATGAAAAGCAGTTTGCTGCGTTTGACGATTATTGTCGGAAAGTGATGAGCAGAAATCTCGCAGAGTGTTTCAGTATTCATAATGATAATTTCAGTGAGCTGGAATGGGAGTGTAACCGGCCATCCTTTGTTGTATCCGGTGATGCTGGGAAAATAACCATCTCAGAAAATGGGAAAGTAACACCTCCATCGCACCAGCACAGTGAGGAGCTCATTGAATTTGCCATTGATTACCTGAAGAACAATAAAAAGCAGGGGCTGATGAAGCGCGTTGGCCGTTGCATGGGATATCTTCAGGTAGCCGCTGAGATTGAAGCGCTGGCCAGTGGTGCTGATAAGGATGCAATTGTGCGGGAGGCTCTTCTTCGTGATTTTAATACTCCACCCTTTAAAAAAGTGCCGGCTTACTGGCTTCATCCGGGGCTGACTTATCTTAAAGTGCGTATTTAGTGGGCCAGGGACAGCGGCTGAATATTTAATATATCCATGAACACCAAAATCAAATACGGCCTGTCGGCTGCCGTTCTGGCGCTGATTGCCGCTGGTGCGCCTGCGCCTGACATTCTCGACCAGTTTCTGGATGAAAAGGAAGGCAACCACACCACAGCATACCGTGATGGTGCAGGTATCTGGACCATCTGCCGTGGTGCCATCATGGTGGATGGCAAACCTGTCGTTCCGGGCATGAAGTTGTCGAAGGAAAAATGCGACCAGGTTAACGCCATTGAGCGTGATAAAGCGCTGGCGTGGGTGGAGAAAAACATCAGAGTGCCGCTGACCGAACCCCAGAAAGCGGGGATCGCGTCATTCTGTCCGTACAACATTGGTCCCGGTAAGTGTTTCCCGTCGACGTTTTACAGACGAATTAATGCTGGTGATCGAAAAGGTGCCTGCGAAGCGATTCGCTGGTGGATTAAGGACGGTGGCAGAGACTGCCGTATTCGTTCAAACAACTGTTACGGTCAGGTATCCCGTCGTGACCAGGAGAGCGCGCTGGCGTGCTGGGGTATCGACAGATAAGCAGAATATTTTGCTGAAAAATGAGGAATGGCCACGCGGGCGGATAACACGAAATCCTGCGAACTGGCGAAACGTAAGTGAATAAAAGTAAAAACCCCGTTTGTTGGCACCAAGCGAGGTTTTGTGTTTCTGACCTTGAGTAAGGCAAGGGAGAACATGGCGAAGTGTAAACGAATTCTGTTGAGGTTGACTATGAAAAATGGCCTTGAACTGAAAGCGCCTGTAACTGATGACATCAGCAGAGCACTGGCTTTTGCCATTAAGTGGGTGGCGGTCGGTGTTGCTGTGTCCCCGATGCTGTATGGGCTGGCAAAACTGGTCATTGCGTTGAAATCGTGAAGGGAGGATTAAGCATGTCAGACAAACTCATAACGCTGGCGAAGATCCTCTGTGTAATTGTCGGCATTTCATTTTCACTAATGCTGGTTGCTCTTTTTCTTTCCATGGCCTGGATGATGTTGTCTTCGTCGGGGTTGCTGGGGTGAACATAAACCGAATGCTTTCCGCGTTTATCGTTATTCTGCTGGTGGCCTGTGGTGCGCTGTGGATGGCAACAGACCATTACCGTGATAACGCGATTACCTACAAAGCGCAGCGCGATAACAAAGCCAGTGAACTGAAGCTGGCGAACGCAACCATTACTGATATGCAGGTGCGCCAGCGCGATGTTGCTGCGCTCGATGCAAAATACTCGAGGGAATTAGCCGATGCGAGAGCTGAAAATGAAACTCTTCGCGCTGACGTTGCCGCTGGTCGTAAGCGCCTGCGGATCAACGCCACCTGTCCAGGCTCCGTGCGTGAAGCCCCCACCACCTCCGGCGTGGATAATGCAACCGGCCCCCAACTGGCAGACACCGTTACACGGGATTATTTCACCCTCAGAGAGCGGCTGATGACGATGCACAAGCAACTGGAAGGGGCACAGGACTATATCCGCACTCAGTGCCTGAAATAAGTTTTGTTGATGCGCCGTATCGTCGCTATATTCCCTCATTAACAGAGACCGCAGCCCGACAGGGAGACTCCTCTGCGCGAGTGTGCGGGGATAATTAAAAACGATGCACACCGGGTTTTTACCGCGTTAATGATTCGCGGGTTTATCCCGGTGCGATGGTGGAAGAAACAGGAAGCTGTATTACAGAAAGTGCTACTACTGTATCCCGATGCGATGTATGTAATGTGAGTCAGATAATGGCACAGGATGTGGTGATGTGGCAGTCTGGAACACAGGATATATTGTTAGAATAAGACCCGTAGGAATAAAAATGAAAAGACGCCTTTTACTACTTTTTCTGTTATCTGTCCTGGCAGTGGGATGCTCGCAGCAAAAAGCTGATGAGCCCCGGCAATTAGTGACGGTGTATCCACGATATCCGGAATATGCTGCAGCAAATTATATCAAGGGGCTGGTTGAGGTTAAGTTCGATATTGGTGCTGATGGGACTGTGACACGGATCGTTTTTCTCCGCTCAGAGCCTCATAATTTGTTTCGTGATGAAGTGGTGAAGGCCATGGCGAAATGGCGATTTGAAAAGAATCGCCCCTGTCAGGGAGTGAAGAGACAATTTATCTTTACGCCGTCACGTCCTTGATGCTTCCAGGTAGAGAGGGGCTGGACGCAGGAGAAAAATGAAAGAGCCAGCGGTTATATTTTTGTCATGGCTGACGAGGAATGATGGAAGAAGGCGTTGTATGCCACACAACGCCTCACTGTTCATTTCTTCTTTTTCTCTGGTGGAACCCGATGAATAAGAGTTGCACTGGTTTCCGATGAGATGGCGATATACTCGGGCAAAGTATGCTGGCAGTTTTCCAACTGGTCAAAAATACCTGCTCTCGTCTGTTGCAATGCCTGCAGCATGCGGCGGCAATGCGCCTTGCTTTTACTAACCATCTTTCCTTCCTCTATCAGTCGCTGCGTGAACTCATCATGTAATACCAGGTAAATGCGGATGTTATCGGTTTTGGCTACGCAGCATAGTACAAAACGGACAGGTGCATCCCGGGACGGGGGAGGCGTCACATGTCCCTGTGATGGTTGTTCCGGGTAATGCACTGTGTGGGGCATAAAAATGTCCGATAATTTTACTTTCTACCGCAGTTAGTTGATTCGTTGGTCCTGGTAGCACATTGGGCGAGGATTTAAATGCCAGGCAACTGAAGGATGATGTTGCAAGGGAGATAGCGAGAATATTTCTGATTTTCATTTGATGATGCCTCTGTGTGAAATGACGGTAAACGACGCACTTGTGCCGGCACATAATAGCAAGCACCATAATAGATCAGATTCGATTCTTGCTGTAAGTGATAATTATTCTCGTTTTCGGGTCCTTTCCGTCGATCCAACAGGTTACGGGGCGGCGACCTCGCGCGTTTTCGCTATTTATGAGATTTTTTGAGGGGGTGGTTGTTGTTTAATTGTTTGGTATATCTACTTGATAAGTAAGGTGAAAATAAAATAAATACAACAACCTTACGATGTATTTTGATGTCATTAATGTGAAAAAATTCAATGATATCAAATGGTTTTGTAAAAACACATGGTTGTTGTATCGCTTTTTATCGATGACTTATGGAGAGGAGATGGCCTTTTTATTGAATAAAAGTGATATGGCCTCCTCCATTGGTATCTCTGTTCAGGCATTTGATAAATGGGGCGTTCCTCCTGTTGAGCGTCGGGGTAGGGAGGTTTTTTATGACGTTAAAACTGTACTGGAGATAGATCGCGAGCGGCGACAATACAATCAGAGAACACCTGATGACGGGGGCGATCTGGAGGAAAGACTGCTTCGGGCCAGAGCTGAACTGACAGAAGAACAGGCTGTAGCTCAAAAACTTAAAAATCAGGTAACCGAAGGTAAGCTCATCGATTCAGACTTCTGCGTTTTCGCCCTCAGCAAACTGGCGATGGCATTGTCCAGTACGCTTGATTCCATTCCGTTATCCATGCAGCGACAGTTCCCGGATTTAACGCCACGTCATATTGACCATCTGAAAACCCTTATTGCAAAGGGCGCAAATCAGTGTGCGCGGGCGGGGGATAAATTACCGGATTTACTCGATGAATATATCAGAGCAACAACTGAATAATATGATGAGTGCTGTCACAACAGCATTACAGCCCCTGATAAGGGCATTGCCGGTGACGCCAGTTGAATGGGCTGATCAAAATTATTATCTGCCTAAAGAATCTTCATATGGTGAGGGAGAATGGAAAACGCTGCCGTTCCAGATCGCCATCATGAACAGTATGGGGAATGATCAGATCCGCACTGTTAATCTGATTAAATCTGCCCGTGTTGGCTATACAAAGATGTTGCTGGGAGTCGCCGGGTATTTTATTGAGCATAAATCCCGAAACAGTCTGCTTTTTCAGCCCACGGATTCTGCCGCTGAAGATTTTATGAAGTCTCACGTGGAGGCGACGATTCGGGACGTGCCATGCCTGAAAGATCTTTCCCCGTGGCTGGGTCGTAAACATCGTGACAATACTCTCATGCTGAAACGCTTTTCATCGGGGGTGGGCTTCTGGTGCCTGGGTGGTGCGGCAGCAAAAAACTACCGTGAAAAATCCGTGGACGTGGTCTGCTATGACGAACTTTCCTCGTTCGAGCCGGATGTCGAAAAAGAGGGCTCGCCAACCCTGCTGGGGGATAAGCGTATTGAGGGCTCGGTATGGCCAAAATCCATTCGCGGCTCGACGCCTAAAATAAAAGGCACCTGCCAGATCGAAAAAGCGGCCAACGAGTCGGCGCATTTCATGCGTTTTTATGTGCCCTGCCCGCACTGTGGGGAGGCGCAGTATCTGAAATTTGGCGATGAGTCCACGCCTTTTGGCCTTAAATGGGAGAAGGACAGCCCCGAAAGCGTTTTCTACCTCTGTGAACATCATGGCTGCGTGATCCATCAGTCTGAGCTTGACCAGAGCAACGGGCGGTGGATCTGCGAAAACACGGGGATGTGGACCCGCGACGGTCTGACGTTTTTCAGCGCCGCGGATAATGAAATTCCGCCGCCGCGCTCCATCACATTCCATATCTGGACGGCGTACAGTCCGTTCACCACCTGGGTACAGATAGTCTATGACTGGCTGGATGCACTGAAAGATCCCAACGGCCTGAAAACCTTTGTGAACACCACGCTGGGCGAGACCTGGGAAGAGGCCGTGGGCGAAAAACTTGATCACCAGGTGCTGATGGATAAGGTCGTGCATTATACGGCGGCGGTACCTGCCCGGGTGGTTTATCTGACGGCGGGCATTGACTCGCAGCGAAACCGTTTTGAGATGTATGTCTGGGGATGGGCACCGGGAGAGGAAGCTTTTCTGGTGGATAAAATCATCATTATGGGCCGTCCCGATGAGGAAGAGACGCTGTTACGTGTGGATGCGGCGATCAACAAAAAATACTGCCATGCAGACGGAACCGAAATGACCATTTCCCGTGTCTGCTGGGACACCGGGGGGATCGATGGTGAAATTGTCTATCAGAGGTCAAAAAAACACGGTGTTTTCCGGGTGCTGCCGGTAAAAGGCGCATCTGTCTATGGCAAGCCGGTGATCACCATGCCGAAAACCCGCAATCAGCGGGGCGTGTATCTGTGTGAAGTGGGGACGGACACCGCAAAAGAAATTCTCTATGCCCGTATGAAAGCCGAGCCCACGCCTGCGGATGAAGCCACGTCGTATGCCATCCGTTTTCCTGATGATCCGGAGATTTTTTCGCAGACAGAGGCGCAGCAACTGGTCGCGGAAGAGCTTGTGGAGAAGTGGGAAAAAGGAAAGATGCGTCTGCTGTGGGATAACAAAAAGCGGCGTAACGAAGCGCTGGACTGCCTGGTGTATGCCTACGCGGCATTACGTGTGTCCGTGCAACGCTGGCAGCTTGATCTGGCTGTACTGGCAAAATCCCGGGAAGAAGAGACGACCCGGCCAACCCTTAAAGAACTGGCAGCGAAGCTGTCCGGAGGAGTGAATGGTTACAGTCGCTGAACTACAGGCGCTGCGTCAGGCGCGCCTTGATTTATTAACCGGTAAACGGGTGGTGTCTGTCCAGAAAGATGGTCGCAGAATTGAATATACGGCGGCTTCTCTGGATGAGCTTAACCGGGCGATCAATGATGCGGAGTCGGTACTGGGGACAACCCGCCGTCGTCCGCTGGGAGTGAGGTTATGAAACGAACGCCTGTCCTGATTGATGTGAACGGCGTTCCGCTTCGTGAGAGTCTCAGCTACAACGGGGGCGGCGCAGGATTTGGCGGGCAAATGGCTGAGTGGTTGCCACCGGCGCAGAGTGCCGATGCGGCCCTGCTGCCCGCGTTGCGTCTGGGGAATGCCCGGGCAGATGATCTGGTGCGCAATAACGGAATAGCGGCTAATGCGGTGGCTCTGCATAAGGATCACATTGTCGGGCATATGTTTCTGATCAGCTACCGTCCGAACTGGCGCTGGCTGGGGATGCGGGAGACCGCAGCAAAAAGCTTTGTCGATGAGGTGGAGGCGGCCTGGTCGGAATACGCCGAAGGGATGTTTGGCGAGATCGACGTGGAAGGAAAACGCACGTTCACGGAATTTATCCGTGAAGGTGTGGGCGTTCATGCGTTTAACGGCGAAATCTTTGTGCAGCCGGTCTGGGATACGGAAACCACGCAGTTATTCCGTACGCGTTTTAAAGCCGTGAGTCCGAAACGGGTGGACACGCCTGGACACGGTATGGGGAACCGTTTTCTGCGGGCCGGTGTGGAGGTCGATCGATATGGCCGTGCCGTCGCGTACCATATTTGTGAGGATGATTTTCCGTTCTCTGGTAGTGGACGATGGGAACGGATCCCGCGTGAACTTCCCACCGGGCGTCCGGCCATGCTGCATATTTTCGAGCCGGTGGAGGACGGGCAGACCCGTGGGGCTAATCAGTTTTACAGCGTCATGGAACGGCTGAAGATGCTCGATTCCCTGCAGGCAACACAGCTTCAGTCGGCCATAGTGAAGGCGATGTATGCAGCGACGATTGAAAGTGAACTTGATACCGAAAAGGCCTTTGAATATATCGCCGGCGCGCCACAGGAGCAGAAGGATAATCCGCTTATTAATATTCTGGAGAAGTTCTCCAGCTGGTATGACACGAATAACGTGACACTGGGCGGTGTCAAAATTCCGCACCTTTTCCCTGGTGATGATCTGAAACTACAGACTGCGCAGGATTCAGACAATGGATTTTCGGCGCTTGAACAGGCGCTGCTGCGGTATATCGCCGCCGGTCTTGGCGTTTCCTACGAACAGTTGTCCCGTGATTACTCGAAGGTCAGTTACTCAAGTGCCCGCGCCTCCGCCAATGAGTCGTGGCGCTATTTTATGGGGCGGCGAAAATTTATTGCGGCCCGGCTGGCCACGCAGATGTTTTCCTGCTGGCTGGAAGAGGCACTTCTTCGGGGGATTATTCGTCCGCCACGGGCACGTTTTGATTTTTATCAGGCGCGATCAGCCTGGTCACGGGCAGAGTGGATTGGTGCCGGAAGAATGGCCATTGACGGGCTCAAGGAAGTCCAGGAATCAGTGATGCGCATTGAGGCCGGACTGAGCACGTATGAGAAAGAGCTGGCGCTGATGGGCGAGGATTATCAGGACATTTTCCGCCAGCAGGTCAGGGAATCTGCAGAGCGGGAAAAAGCCGGACTCTCACGTCCGGTGTGGATAGCGCAGGCGTATCAGCAGCAGATAGCGGAGAGTCGCAGGCCGGAAGAGGAGACAACACCACGTGAGACGTAATCTTTCACACATTATTGCAGCAGCATTCAATGAACCGCTGCTTCTGGAGCCCGCCTATGCGCGGGTTTTCTTTTGCGCGCTGGGGCGCGAGATGGGGGCAGCAAGTCTTTCGGTACCACAACAGCAGGTACAGCTTGATGCTCCCGGAATGCTGGCTGAAACGGACGAGTACATGGCCGGAGGTAAACGACCGGCCCGTGTTTACCGGGTGGTGAACGGTATTGCGGTACTGCCGGTGACCGGCACGCTGGTGCACCGGCTGGGGGGGATGCGGCCATTTTCCGGAATGACTGGCTATGACGGTATTGTCGCCTGTCTTCAGCAGGCAATGGCAGATAGCCAGGTGCGGGGCATACTGCTGGACATTGACAGTCCGGGCGGGCAGGCCGCCGGCGCGTTTGACTGCGCTGACATGATTTACCGCCTCCGTCAGCAGAAGCCGGTCTGGGCACTGTGCAATGACACGGCCTGTTCTGCAGCCATGCTGCTGGCGTCGGCCTGCTCCCGACGGCTGGTTACCCAGACATCCCGTATCGGCTCCATTGGCGTGATGATGAGCCATGTCAGCTATGCCGGTCATCTGGCGCAGGCCGGTGTGGATATCACGCTGATTTATGCCGGGGCGCACAAGGTGGATGGCAATCAGTTTGAAGCGTTGCCGGCAGAGGTTCGCCAGGATATGCAGCAGCGGATTGATGCGGCGCACCGGATGTTTGCCGAAAAAGTGGCGATGTATACCGGGTTGTCTGTGGATGCGGTCACGGGAACAGAGGCCGCCGTTTTTGAAGGTCAGTCCGGCATTGAGGCCGGGCTGGCGGATGAATTAATCAATGCGTCGGATGCCATCAGTGTGATGGCCACGGCGCTGAACAGTAATGTCAGAGGAGGCACTATGCCGCAATTAACTGCAACGGAAGCCGCCGTGCAGGAGAACCAGCGAGTGATGGGGATCCTGACATGCCAGGAAGCGAAAGGACGTGAACAGCTTGCCACGATGCTGGCAGGGCAACAGGGCATGAGCGTTGAACAGGCCCGGGCGATTCTGGCCGCGGCGGCACCGCAGCAGCCGGTGGCATCCGCACAGAGTGAAGCCGATCGCATTATGGCGTGTGAAGAAGCGAACGGTCGTGAACAACTGGCAGCAACGCTGGCGGCGATGCCGGAGATGACGGTGGAAAAAGCCCGCCCGATCCTGGCTGCTTCACCGCAGGCGAATGCCGGACCATCACTCCGTGATCAGATCATGGCACTGGATGAGGCAAAAGGGGCTGAGGCGCAGGCTGAACAGCTGGCTGCCTGCCCGGGAATGACTGTGGAGAGCGCCCGGGCTGTGCTGGCTGCGGGATCAGGTAAGGCAGAACCGGTCTCTGCATCCACAACCGCCCTGTTTGAACATTTCATGGCGAACCATTCACCGGCTGCGGTCCAGGGGGGCGTGTCACAGGCGTCAGAAGACGGTGATGCGGACGTGAAAATGCTCATGGCCATGCCATGAAGTCAGTGCTGACCATCAATATGAGGTTTTAACAAAATGGTGACGAAAACCATCACTGAACAGCGTGCGGAAGTACGTATTTTTGCCGGTAATGATCCGGCTCATACCGCCACAGGCAGCAGCGGGATTTCTTCTGCAACACCGGCTCTGACGCCCCTGATGCTGGATGAAGCCACCGGGAAACTGGTGGTCTGGGATGGACAGAAAGCCGGTAGTGCGGTTGGCATACTGGTACTGCCGCTTGAAGGCACAGAGACGGTGCTGACCTATTACAAGTCGGGGACCTTTGCGACGGAGGCAATCCGCTGGCCTGACAGTGTGGATGAACACAAAAAGGCAAATGCCTTTGCCGGCACAGCCCTGAGTCACGCGGCGCTGCCGTAACACGTTATCAGGCCACCATGGCGGCCTGACTGATTTCTGAATGAAAGGAACTGATTTATGGGATTGTTTACGACCCGCCAGTTACTCGGTTATACCGAACAAAAAGTGAAATTCCGTGCGCTGTTTCTGGAGCTGTTTTTCCGCCGTACGGTGAATTTCCACACCGAAGAGGTGATGCTGGACAAAATTACCGGAAAAACGCCGGTGGCGGCCTATGTCTCCCCAATCGTTGAAGGAAAAGTGCTTCGCCATCGCGGTGGTGAAACCCGCGTGTTACGTCCGGGCTACGTCAAGCCCAAACACGAATTTAATTACCAGCAGGCGGTTGAGCGCCTTCCTGGTGAAGATCCGGCTCAGCTGAACGACCCGGCCTACCGTCGTCTGCGTATCATTACCGATAACCTCAAACAGGAAGAGCACGCCATTGTCCAGGTGGAAGAAATGCAGGCGGTGAATGCCGTGCTGTATGGCAAATACACCATGGAAGGGGATCAGTTTGATACTGTCGAGGTGGATTTCGGGCGCTCTGAAGGAAATAACATTGAGCAGGCTGACGGTAAAAAATGGTCTGAGCAGGACCGTGATACGTTTGATCCGACGCATGATATTGACCTCTACTGCGATCAGGCCAGCGGCCTTGTGAATATCGCCATTATGGACGGTACGGTCTGGCGTCTGCTGAATGGCTTTAAGCTGTTCCGCGAAAAACTGGATACCCGTCGCGGCTCAAATTCACAACTCGAAACGGCAGTGAAAGACCTGGGGGCGGTGGTGTCCTTCAAGGGGTATTACGGCGATCTGGCCATTGTGGTGGCGAAAACGTCTTATGTGGCAGAGGACGGTACCGAAAAACGTTATCTGCCGGAGGGCACACTGGTCCTGGGGAATACGGCAGCAGAGGGCATTCGTTGCTATGGTGCCATTCAGGATGCGCAGGCGTTGTCCGAAGGTGTGGTGGCCTCTTCCCGTTATCCGAAACACTGGCTGACCGTGGGCGATCCGGCCCGTGAATTCACCATGACGCAGTCCGCACCGCTGATGGTGCTGCCGGATCCGGATGAGTTTGTGGTGGTACAGGTGAAATAATCCGTGAGCGGGGGCGAAATGCCCCCGTGTCTTTTTTCACAGGAGGCTGAGATGGCAACAAAAGAAGAAAATCTGAATCGTCTTCGTCAACTGGCTGGCCTGCTGGGGCGCGAGGCGGATATGTCGGGGAGTGCTGCGGATATTGCTCAACGTGTGTCTGAGTGGGAAGAGGAGCTTGCTGTTTCCCCGGAGGGCATTATGCACTCTGATGAGAGCGGGGCTGATCAAAATCACACAGACGATGGTGAGCAGTTGCACAACACTGATGCTACGGATGATGTTAAAGCGGTCCGTGTGCGGAAATGCCTGCATGTGATGGGGTATTGCCCGGAGACAGGCCGTCCCGTTGAACTGACGTACCGGGGCATGCGTGTTATGGTGCCATCACCACTGGCGACAGCCATGATACAGCACGGAACGGCTGAGCATGCGTGATTTTCAGAATGCCTTTGATGCTGCCCTTGCCGGGGTGGACAGCACGATTGTTGAAGTGATGGGGCTCTGTGCGCAGTTCACCTCGGGAGCACAGCGTGGAAGCGAAGTTCAGGGGGTTTTTGACGATCCGGAGTCGCTGGGTTTTGCCGGTGGCGGGGTCCGTATTGAAGGAAGCAGCCCGTCATTATTTGTGCGGACGGATACGGTGCGTGCCGTGCGGCGTGGTGACACGCTGACCATTAACGGCGAGATGTTCTGGGTGGATCGTGTTTCTCCGGATGACGGGGGAAGCTGTTATCTCTGGCTCAACCGTGGGCAACCACCCGCTGTTAACCGGCGACGATAAACGCAGGGTGAAATTATGGCGATAAAAGGGCTTGATCAGGCGATTGATAATCTGAGCCGGGTTCGTAAAAACGCCATTCCGGCGGCTTCAGCAATGACGATTAACCGCGTGGCCACAACGGCGATTAATCAGTCTTCGTCACAGGTTGCCCGGGAAACCAGGGTGAGACGGAAACTGGTAAAGGAACGGTCCAGACTGAAACGGGCGACGGTCAGAAATCCGAATGCCAGAATTATCGTTAACCGCGGTGATCTCCCTGTGATTAAGCTGGGGATCAGAATGCTGGGGCGTCGCCCGAACAGCATACTCAAAGCCGGTCAGCATCGTTATCAGCGGGCATTTATCCAGCGATTAAATAATGGGCGCTGGCATGTTATGCAACGTCTTCCCCAGGCCAGATATGAGGAGGGCAATGACGACAAGGGAAGGAAAAAGCGTAATCGCCTTCCCATTCAGGTGGTGAAAATCCCGATGGCGGCCCCACTGAAACAGGCATTTGATGAGAATGTTGACCGTATCCGGCGTGAACGCCTGCCTAAAGAACTGGCATACGCGCTGAAACAACAACTGAGGATTGCGATAAAACGATGAAACACACTGACATTCGTGCCGCAGTGCTGGATGCACTCGAGCAGCATGAACACGGGGCGACGCTGTTTGATGGTCGCCCCGTTGTTTTTGACGAAGAGGATTTTCCTGCGATCGCGGTTTATCTGACGGATGCAGAGTATACCGGTGAAGAGCTGGATGCAGATACCTGGCGGGCCACGCTGCATATTGAGGTGTTTTTACCGGCACAGGTACCGGATTCAGAGCT